CTATATATGTTTCCTAGTTGGATGCAGCACATGGTGTATCCGTTTCAGGGGGAAGGCGAGCGAAGGACAGTAGCTGCCAACATAAATTGTTTTCCTGTAGAGAGATCACATGAGTGACGCAGGTGAAAAAGCATTGATAGAAGTTAACGCGCATGAGCGTGAGTGTGCTCTGCGTTACGAGCGTATCGAAGAGCGCCTTGCAGAAGGCTCTGCCAAGTTTAAGCACCTAGAACATTTGATTTATGGATTGTATGCGCTGATTGCAGCGGCTGCTTTGCCGCAGTTTTTTATGGGGTAGACCATGATAATTGAATCTGTTGCAGCCGCCGGGATGCTTCTTCAGCAGATCAATACGGTGATCCAAAACGTCAATGAGGGTAAAGCCAACGTCCAACAGGCAATGGCTTTAGTATCTGACTTTGGAGAGGCTCTAAACAGTTTTGAGGTAGAACGCAAAAGCTCTGCTTTTAATGCTCTCTCTAAGAATGACATCCTCAAGCTGCAAATGCTTCGCAGGAGCCAAGAGCGATACCAAAAAGATTTGAGAGATTTGCTCCTTGTCGCAGACCCTAAGCTGTTAGAGGATTATGACCGCGCCATTAGGCAACAAGAACATGACAGGAGGGCACACGCAAAGCTCGTGGCAAAAAGAAAACGTGAAAGACAAATATTGATTCAACAAGTCCTTGTCGGCGGCACGACTTTGATTGTTGGAGGTGGCCTAGCAATTTTTATCTTTGTGCTGATCCTTAAAGCCTTCGGATGATTATGGCGTTCTTGCTCGTTGTTGTGGTCGATAACGCGCCAATCGAAGAGCGGTTTTTCTTTCGCACGATTGATCGCTGTAACTTCTTTGCTCACATGATCGAATCTGGTCAGTACAAAATGGTGCAAAACAATCGAATATCATCACAGCAAAACGTGACCGCGTACTGTGTACCTAAGTATGCAAACTCTAATGCGAAGTTCTGGGACTGAAATGGCAGCAAAACGCTTAGAAGACGGCAGTGAGTACGCCGAATATGATGCGGATGGTGATGGCATTGTCACTGACGAAGAGTTACAGACGAGCAAGGAGTTGCAAGAACTGCGACTTCAGCATGAACGAGCAGATGCTCAACGTGCTATGAGTTGGTTTGCGCTATGGGGCATGTTGCTATACCCAAGCCTTGTGGTTGTCAGTGAGTTCTTTGGCATGAATCAAGCCGCCAGCATCTTGGGCGATATGGCAGCAGTTTATTTTGTGAGTGTTGCAGGCATCCTAGCTGCGTTTTTTGGCGCACAGGCATGGTCAAACAGGAAATAGCATGTGGCAAATAGCGGGTGTTCTGGGCGTGGCCTTGGTTCTCACGGGCGGAGCTTTCAAGATGTATGCGGATAAGACTGAGGCTGAGAAAGAGGAAATGGCTACCAAGCTTCGCGTTGCCGCCGAAAACGAATTAGTCCTAGAAAACAGCATATCCAACTTGAACAACCAGCTTACTGAGGCGGAAGAGCGCCAGCAGCGCATATTGAATCGAGTAAATGAACTTCAGGCTGCTAACGCACAGGCCCAGCAAGAGGTGGAGTCGATCAGAAAAAAGTTCGCAAAGCACGATATGAATGTGCTGTCGCTGCGCAAACCGGGTCTGATCGAAAACATCATCAACCGTGGCACGAAGGGGGTTCTGAGTGATCTGGAAGCTATTACCGATCCTGCTTCTTAGCGGCTGTGGACTACTGGGTCGAGAGCCATACGTCCCTGAAACGAAAAAGGTCGAGGTGGTTACCGTCACGCAGCCAGCCGCTGTTTATCACCCACCCCTGCCAAACGCGATCTCTACGCTACCTGTGGAGTGGAAGGTTCTCACGCCTGAGACCATGCAGGAATATCTTGACGACCTTAACGAAGGCAACGCTCCGACAAACGCTTACTATGGCTTATCGACCAAAGGCTATGAGAACCTTTCGGCAAACATGGCGGAAGTTAAAAGATACATACGCCAAGTGCTCAGTATTGTACAATACTACAAAAATTTGGACGAGGAACTCGATGATGAGAGTGACGAGCGAGGAAGGAATAGCCCTGATTAAAAAGTTTGAGGGCTGTGAGCTGGATGCTTATCAGTGCTCCGCCAACGTCTGGACGATTGGCTACGGCCACACAAGAGGCATTAGCGAAGGCGACACATGCACACAAGCGCAAGCCGACGAAATGCTTATCGACGATTTGCAGGAGTTCGAGGGTTACGTCAACGAGCTGGTTGATGCAGAGCTGACGCAAAGTCAGTTTGACGCGCTAGTGGCTTGGACATACAACCTTGGCCCAACCAACCTAAAATCCTCCACGCTACTCAAGCGTTTGAATGAAGGTGACATGGCGGACGTGCCACACCAGATTCGTCGATGGAATAAGGCTGGCGGCAAGGTATTAGACGGTTTGATCCGAAGGCGCGAAGCAGAGGCGCTGCTTTTCCAAGCAGAAGCTTGGGAAAATGTCTGATCTTTCGCTCAAAGATTTTGAGATTCTATCGGAGCAAGATCAGAACGAAGCCTTGGCACTGCTGTCCCGCTATGACCAGATGGAAAAGCAGGATAAGTGTCAGGGCGATTTCATTGAGTTCGTCAAGCATATGTGGCCTGAGTGCATCTTGGGCCGTCATCACAAAATTATTGGGGATAAGTTCAACAAGATTGCGCAGGGCAAACTCAAGCGCCTGATCGTCTGCTTGCCCCCTCGACACTCTAAGTCTGAGTTTGCGAGTACTTACTTTCCTGCTTGGATGATGGGGCGCAAGGGTGATCTCAAGATCATTCAAACCACGCACACGGCTGAGCTGGCGGTTAGATTCGGCAGAAAAGTCAGAAACATCATCGACTCGGATGATTACTCTCAAGTATTTCCAGACCTACAATTGCAGGCGGACAACAAGTCTGCTGGCCGATGGACAACAAACCAAGAAGGTGAATCGTTCTACGCAGGCGTTGGCGGCGCTATCACGGGTCGCGGCGCTGACCTTTTGATCATTGATGATCCGCATTCAGAGCAAGACGCGATGTCGCCCACCGCGATGGAGTCGGCTTACGAGTGGTACACGTCAGGGCCACGACAGCGTTTACAGCCGGGCGGCATCATCATCATCGTGATGACGCGCTGGAGCACCAAAGATCTCGTCGGCAAGGTGCTCAAAAAACAAGGTGACGATCACGCCGATCAATGGGACGTTGTCGAGTTTCCAGCCATTATGCCTGAATCTGATACTCCGCTTTGGCCAGAGTTTTGGAAGAAAGAAGAGCTGCTTTCTGTCAAAGCCTCACTGCCAATCAGCAAGTGGAATAGCCAGTGGATGCAAAACCCGACGGCTGAAGCTGGCTCTATCGTGAAGCGCGAATGGTGGCGTAAGTGGGAAAACGAGTGGGTGCCTGCTTACGACTATGTGATTCAGAGCTACGATACCGCTTTCAGCAAGAAAGAAACCGCTGACTACTCTGCCATCACGACATGGGCGATATTTCAATCGCCAGATCAGGACACTCAAGCGTTGATTCTGCTGGACGCAAAGCGCGTGAGATTGGACTTCCCTGAGCTGAAAAGGCTGGCTTACGAGGAGTACAAGTATTGGGAGCCAGACTGCGTTTTGATCGAGGCAAAGGCCAGCGGAACACCCTTGACTCAAGAGCTTCGGCGCATGGGTATCCCTGTGACAGCCTATACACCGTCAAGAGGTCAAGATAAGATCGCAAGAATGAACAGTGTCGCCCCCATTTTTGAAAGCGGCATGGTGTGGGCACCAGACGAAAGCTTTGCTGAAGAGGTTATTGAGGAGATGGCAAGCTTTCCGTTTGGCGATAATGATGACTACTGTGACTCGGCAACGATGGCGCTGATGCGGTTTCGGCAAGGTGGATTTTTGAGCTTGCAAGGCGATTACCCTGAAGAGGCTGAGTTTTTGAGGCGTGACAGGCAGGTATATTACTGATGGCTATTGAGAAAAAAGGCTTAGGCACCGAGAACGATCCTGATGTGATGCCGATGGGCAGCGCGATGGAGATCGAGCCTGAGATGACTCGCAACGACGAGATTCGCAATGCTGCGGAGATACTGGTTCGTGAAGAAGAAATTTTGATTGATGATGAGATCGACGCTGTAGAAGAGCAGATAGCTACCGATTTCAACGCCAACTTGGTTGATTTCATCTCAGACAGTGATTTATCCAAGCTGGCGAGCGATGTTATTGGCTCTATCAAATCAGACAAAGAAAGCCGTAGCGAGTGGGAGAAGACCTACACCGATGGTTTGAAGTATCTGGGCATGAAATTCGATGAGTCGCGCAGCCAGCCCTTTGAAGGGTCTTCGGGTGTTATCCACCCCATCTTAGCGGAATCGGTCACGCAGTTTCAGGCGCAGGCGTATAAAGAACTGCTACCCGCGAAGGGGCCGGTTAAGACCGAAATCGTGGGGGTACGCAGCCCAGAGGTCGAAATGCAGGCTGGTCGCGTCCAAGACTTCATGAACTACTACATCATGAACATCATGGAAGAGTACGACCCGGAGTTGGATATGCTCTTGTTCTACCTGCCGCTTGCAGGATCAGCGTTTAAGAAAGTTTACTTCGACACTGGCACAAGTCGTGCAATGAGCAAGTTCATCGAGCCACAAGACCTTATTGTGCCGTATGAAGCGCCTGATCTGTTTTCTGCTGAGCGAGTCACGCACGTTCTTAACATGAGCCGCAACGAAATCAAAAAGCAGCAGCTCAACGGGTTTTATGCCGATGTCGAGTTGAAGGGCGGTTCTATGACCGTCAGCCGAAGCGACATCGAGGAGCAGATTGATGAGATTGAGGGCATGGAGCCTTCGTATCAAGAAGACCGTGATCACGTCGTTTTCGAGACGCACACCATACTCGACATACCCGGCTTTGAGGACGTAGGAGAGGATGGCGAGCCTACAGGTTTGAAGCTGCCGTACATCGTCACAATAGACGAGCAGAGCCAGAGGGTTTTGTCGATCAGACGCAACTACATCGAGACTGACCCGCGCAAGGCTAAGATCAACTTCTTCGTGCAGTATAAGTTTTTACCGGGACTCGGTTTTTATGGTCTAGGGCTAAGCCACATGATCGGTGGCATCTCTAAGTCGGCCACGTCGATCCTGCGCCAGCTCATTGATGCAGGCACCTTGGCGAACCTACCAGCAGGCTTCAAAGCCCGTGGTATGCGTATTCGTGACGAGGACAGCCCACTACAACCGGGTGAGTTTCGAGACATTGACACCACAGGCGCGTCATTGCGCGAAAACTTGATACCACTGCCGATCAAAGAACCCAGCAACGTGCTCATGCAGCTCTTAGGGCTGCTTGTAGAGTCTGGTAAGCGGTTTGCGTCGATAGCTGACATGAATGTCGGTGATATGAACCAAGCCATGCCAGTGGGCACCACAGTGGCTCTGCTGGAGCGTGGCACTAAGGTCATGAGCGCAATTCACAAGCGCCTGCACTATAGTCAAAAGCTAGAATTTCAGCTTCTTGCCAAGGTATTTGCCGAGTATCTGCCACCCAGTTATCCATATGTCTCGCGCAACGGCCCACAAGAGATCATGGGTCAAGATTTTGATGGCAGAGTTGATGTCATCCCTGTATCAGATCCCAATATCTTCAGCCAATCACAGCGCATCACAATGGCTCAAGAGCTGCTAACGATGGTGCAATCTAACCCTGAGCTACACGGGCCACAGGGCATCTATGAGGCGTACAGGCGCATGTACTCGGCTCTCGGCGTTGATGATGTGGACAGCCTCATACAGCCGCCCCCACCGCCACCACAGCCAATGCCGGTTGATGCAGGCATAGAAAATAGTGGCTTTTTGATGGGGCAACCAGCGCAAGCGTTTGAGCCACAGAACCATCAGGCTCACATCGATGCTCACAGATCGTTGTTTTTGACCGACGTGGTTAAGCAGAACCCACCGCTTCAGGGCATGGTTATTGGTCATATGATGCAGCACTTGCAGTTCATGGCTGGTCAGATGGTTCAAGACCAGATACCGCCAGAGCTGAATCAACAGATGCAAGAAATGCAGGCCGCGCAACAGTCAGGACAGGTGCCCCCCCAGCAGCTCCAACAGATGCAAAGCCAGATTCAGATGCAAATCGAGCAGATATCGTCGCCAGTGTTGGCTCAATTGACGCAAGAACTGCTTGAGTCGATTGGTCAGGGCGACGAGACAGATCCTCTGGTTCAGATTAGACAGCAAGAGCTTATGCTGAAAGAAAAGGCCATTGATTCTGAAAACGAGCAGTTTGAGGCCAAGCAGCAGCAACGTGCTGAAGAGAAGCTGCTGGAAACAGAGATTGCCAAGCAGCGCCTTGGCATCCAGAAGGAAGTTGCGGACGATAAGCTTGATGTGGCACTTCGTCGCCTAGAGCAGCAAGCGGAGCTGAAGCTCCTAGACATGCAAAACAAAAACATGGGAGGCCGATAATGGCTAATTTAATTTCATCAACAAGTTATGTGCGACAGCGAATTGAAGAGCTGCGCGAAAGCAAAAGGCTTGCTAGGCAGGTAGAAATGGCTTTGGCAGAGAAGAAAGCTGAAGATGCTGCTGAGAAGAAAAGAAAGAGCGATGCTCGGATTGCTGCAAAACTAGCAAGGATTGCTGGGGAAGAGCCGCCTGTAATTGAAGAGCCAGCGGTTGAAGCAGTGGTCGCTGAAGAGGTTCAAGAAGAGCTTGTTATCGAGGAAGAGCCTATTATCAAAAAAGCGGCTAAAAAGGCCGCTGTGAAGAAAGAAACTGAAGAAAGCGAGGAAGACTGATGAAAGATATGAGCAGAATCAAGAAGGTCGAGTCACCAACTAAAAGCATCAAATCTGGCCCTACATCGCCTGAGCTGATTCGTCGCACGATGGGCGGTGAGATCAAGGTAATCAAGGCGCGTGGTGCCGGTGCTGCAACCCGTGGTTTTGACTTCCACGAGAAAGTTTAGTGGATGATATTGATCTTGGGTCGCGCTTGAAGCGAGTTATGGCTGAGCGGAAGGAACTGATCCGTGAGGTCATGATGGACGGTATGCTCAAAGATATAGAACATTATAAAAGTTTGCAGGGCGAGCTAACTGTTATAAACTTGGTCGAGGAAACCATTAAAGAGTTCTATAAGGAAATCTAAATTGACTACCCCGACTACGGAATCCGCTTACGTTGCAAGCACTGAGCGCGTTCTTGACCCCACCTTGCTTGATAAATCTGCTTTAGAGCGTATGCCAGACCCTACGGGTTGGCGCATGTTGGTGCTGCCTTACAAGGGCAAAGCGCAGTCTGATGGCGGTATTCACCTGTTGAAAGAGACTGTAGACCGTGAGGCACTTGCCACAGTTGTGGCATATGTTGTAAAAATGGGGCCACTTTGCTACGGCGACACGGAAAAGTTTGGCGACACGCCTTGGTGCCAAGAAAAGCAATGGGTTCTGATCGGTCGTTACTCTGGCGCTCGATTCAAGCTAGAAGACGGTGGCGAGGTCAGGATCATCAATGATGATGAGGTTATTGGCACAATTCTTAACCCAGATGACATAGTGAGTTTCACATGATTGAGAACCAAAACGCCCAGCAAGTCGAAGAAGAGCAGGTCTCTATTGAGGTCACAGAAGATCCAGTAGAAACCACTGATTCTGGCGACGAGCTTGAGAATTACACCAAATCGGTTTCTAAGCGCATCAACAAGCTGAATGCTAAGCACCGCGAGGCAGAACAGCGAGCGCAGCAGCTTGAGCAGATTGCTTTACAAAAAGAGGCAGAGCTTCAGCAGTACCGGCAGTATTCGGCTCAGCAGTCAAATCAAGTCTTGGCGAAAGAAGAAGAGGCTTTGGTATCGAAGGAGTCTCAAATTGATGACGTGTATCGCAAGGCTGTTGAGAGTGGCGATTCAGACCTTATAACAAAGGCGGCAAAGCTCCAGAGCGACATATCTATTCAAAAAGAAAAGCTGCGTGTAGCCAAGGCCAGACAGCAGGCCGCAGTGCAAGAGCAGGCGTATGTGTCGCAAGGCAATGAGCAGGTTGTGCAACAGGAACAATACCAGCAGGCCGAGCAAGAGGTTCAGCCTACAGAGGATGCTCTGGAGTGGCATGAACGCAATCCTTGGTATGCTAACAAAGACGATGAAGAGGACATGAAGGCAACCCAATATGCCTATTATGTCCACTACAACCTAGCCAACGAGGGCTATGATGTTGGCTCAGATGAGTATTACGAGGAGTTGGACAGCCGTGTAGGTACGGTTTATCCTCACACGAAATCCGCTAAAAGTGGATCTAAGACCGTTCAAAGTGGAAGCAGACCCGCTGTGCAAAGAGTCGCTTCCGCCTCCCAAGGAGGTCGGTCAAAAACACAAGGCAAAAAGAATGGCGTGAGCTTTTCTAAGTCAGAACTAGAGCGTCTCAGAGGTCTCAAGCCGCACAATATGTCTGAAGAGGCATGGTTGCAGCGAGTAGCCAAAGAGAAGCAAAAAATTGCAGCAAGAGAGGCAAGCTAAAATGGCGGAAACAAAAGCAAGCGCACGTTCATCCCGTGATTCGCAGTCACACGATAATCAGACTCGCAGAAAACCATGGCGACCTGTTCGCTCATTGGAGACTCCCACACCACCGCCGGGTTATACCTATCGGTGGATCAGGGAGTCGATGTTGGGACAAGAAGACCGAGCTAATGTCTCGCGTCGTATTCGGGAAGGGTGGGAACTCGTAAGAGGCACTGATCTTCCTGAAGAATGGCGTTCTTTACCGACGATGGACAATGGGCGGCACGAAGGCGTGGTTTACAACGAAGGGTTGCTATTAGCGAAGATCCCTAACGAGACGGTTGAAGAGCGGAGAGCCTATTATCAGGCTAAAAGCAAAGAGGCCACTGATGCGTTGGACAACACCATGTTCAACGAGACCCGTGGTGATAGCCGTTATGTTAAATACGATCCTCAACGCGATAGCAACGTCACATTTGGACGTAGATAGAGGTAATTACAAATGGCGAATAAAGACGCTGCATTTGGAATGAAGCCGGTCAGAATGATCGGTGGCGCACCTTATTCTGGTGGCTCAAGTCGATATCGTATTGCTGCGAACTATGGAACATCCATTTTTCAAGGCGATATGGTCGCTCAAGTCACTGGCGGTACGGTGGAAGTTCACGCTGACGGAGGCACTGTGCCTATCGTTGGCGTTTTCAACGGTTGTCAGTACACCGATCCGACTTCGGGCGATCAGGTGTTCAGCAACTACTACCCTGCAAGCACCAACGCTTCAGACATCATCGCTTTCATCATTGATGATCCGAATGTTGTTTACGAAGTGCAGGCTGATGACACATTCCCGGTCGCTGATCTTTTCGGCAACTTCGATATCGTGTACACCAGTGCTGGCAGCACACAAACTGGCATTTCGGGAGCTGAGCTGGACGTAACCACTGGTGCGACAGCAACGACCCTGCCAATCAAGGCGATTGACATCTCGCAAGACCCGAACAACGATGACGTTGCATCGGCGAACACTAACGTGTTGGTGGTCATTCAAAACTCAATCTTCGGCGTTAAAGGCGCTGGCTTAGCATAGGGAGTTAAATAATGGCTATTTCAAGAGCACAACTAGCTAAAGAGCTAGAGCCGGGTCTGAACTCGCTTTTCGGCATGAGCTACGACTCATATGACCGCGAGTACGAAGAAATCTTTGCTATCGAAGACTCACAGCGAGCCTTTGAAGAAGAGGTTTTGATCACTGGTTTCGGTGGAGCACCGACCAAAACTGAAGGCCAAGGCGTACAATTCGACAACGCTTCTGAGTCTTATACCGCTCGTTACACGCACGACACCGTTGCGTTGGCTTTCGCTTTGACCGACGAAGCCGTAGAGGACAACCTTTACGACTCACTGGGCAAGCGATATGTGAAGGCTTTGGCCCGAT